AAAGGTCAATTGAAGTTTCTTGAGAACCCATGTTATGCGTTCAATCTGCGATGTTGTCAGATCAAGACTTGGCAAGATGGGATCTTCATTGACAGAAAAAAATCTGCCTGTGGTGGCAAGAGATACGATGGCGTCAGTGCCACAATCCACGCATTAAACAGGTATCTCAATCAACCTGCATATTCTTATTCAGGGCTGTTCTCACTTGATGCCTAGTAGGATGCAACGCCAAGTCATGCAGGACTGCCGCGCCACTCAGCGTTGCAATGGCGTTGCATTCAGCGTTCAGGCAACGCTTCAAATTTCGCATTGAACATCTACATACATACATGAGCATCTTTTCAATCTTTCGCAAACGATCCACGATCCGCATCACTGACGATGGCGCATTGAACTTCCTCGGTGGTTCTCAATCACGTTCAGGCGTCAGAGTCAATGAATCATCTGCCTTGAGCTTGCCTGCTCTGCATCGTGGTGTGAGTCTGGTATCTGACAAAGTTGCCGGGCTTGATCTATTCGTATTGCAGAATGAAGAGAAAGGATCATCACCAGCTTCAAACCATGCTGCAACAAAACTTTTAAGAACACAGGCAAACCCATATCAATCAAGTCTCGTTTTCAAAACCACACTTCAAAAAGATAAGATGATTTATGGGAACGGTTTCGGACTGATTGAACGTGACGCCACTGCAAGACCTATTGCTTTGTGGCGTCTTGACCCAACAGTAACATTTCCAGTGAGTGAAAATGGTGTTCTCTATTATGCTTCTGTGATCGATGGCGAAACTGTGAAGCTTGTTCCATCTGATGTGATTCACATCAGAAGAATTGGCGATGGCTTGTGTGGGTTCTCAATGCTGGACTTAATGAAAGATATGCTTGGCGGTTCGGTCGCAACACAGAGACATGAGGCAATCTTTTTCAAGAACGGTGCTTCTCCCACTTTTGCTTTCAAACTGCCGATGGGAATACAAGAGCAAGATATCAAACGCTTTCGCAAAGACTGGAACACGTTGCAGACCGGCGTTGAGAATCATCACAAGATTGCGTTGTTGCCAAGTGGCTTTGAGATTCAGTCCATGGGGTTGTCACCCAAGGACATAAGCTTGGCTGAATTGAAGAAGTTCAGTCTGATCGACATCGCAAACATTTGTGGGATACCACCCAGCTTCCTTGGTTCAGAAGTGAACAGTTCTTATGCCAGTTGGGAAGCTGACAGCAAATCTTTGTTAGACAACAGCATCAGTTCACATCTGAACGACTGGGAAAGTGAACTTTGTATGAAGATGTTGTCTGAGAAAGAGAAAGACAGTGACAGCCACACAATCAAGTTTGACAGAAGCAAACTTGAAAACACAGATGACGACAAAGTTGTGGAGATGGCGACCAAGAAACTTCATGCAGGTGGTATCTCATTCAATGAGTACAGAAAGCAAATATCAGAAGCCCCAATATCAGAAGAGTGGGCTGACAACCACATCATGCCTGCTAACTTGATGTTTGTTGATGACATCTACAAGAAAGAACCATTGCCAGTCAAGGAAGACGATGAAGTCAAGGACGACATCGAAGACATTGAAGAACCTGAACAACCTGACAAGCTTGAGGCTGTGACACGATCCATCTGCGACAGACTGACAGTGAGACTCACCAAAGCTATTGAGTCCAAGGGCAGTCACGATCTTATAGAGTCTCACCTCAAGACGTTCACTGACAATCTCAAGCCCATAAACGAAAGGGCTGGTGAGTTGAGCAAAGCGTATTTACAGGAGCTTCAAGAAGAATTGAAACATGCTTTGCCTGAACAAGTGAAGCCAACATCAGAAACATTATATGAGGTGATATCGTGAGACATATTTTCATAGAAGATTTAGAGTTCAGAGAGAGATCAGGTGAACAATTCTTTTCAGGATATGCCGCTGTTTTCAATGAGGATTTTCACCTTTTTGCAGATTGCCATGAGAGATTTGACAAGAAAGCATTTGACAACATTGGCGTTGTGCAGTGCTGGTACGATCACAAGTCAGATATGGTTCTCGGAAGCACAGCCATTGAGAGAAGTCTGACTCTCACAGTTGACGACAAAGGTTTGTACTACGAACAGAAATTCAATGGTGAAGATGCAGATCATGTTTACGTTCGTTCAAAGATTCGTTCAGGTCTTTGCAAAGGTTCTTCACTTGGGTTCACGCCAACAAAGCAGAAGTGGATCAAGGAAGGCGACAAATCAATCAATGTCATCGAAGCATGTTCTGTGAGAGATTTGGGGCCAACACCTGCGCCATGCTACACAAGCACAACAGCACAGGTGAGAAGCTCTGCGGATATCGAGGAAGCCCGAAAATCTTTTGAGACATGGAAGAGAATTTCTTCCATCTAACACTACATACTTTCGGAAATCCCTTAAGAAAGGGCAATGACTTATCCCAAGTCTTGATCAGAGCATGACGAGAGCAACACTCGTCATGCTTTTTTTTATGCGCTGGCTGCATACATATTTTTAAGTCACCATTGTTAGCCCAAGTGCTTTCAACTGATTTGTGGCGATACCTCGAAATAATATGAGGTAAACGACATGAGTTGTTTTGATATTAAGCGCAACAAAGAAGAGATGGGCGAACTCAAAGACGAGATGCTTTCACTGAAAAATACAGTTGAGACAGAAGAGCGAAGTTTCAATGATGAAGAATTTCCAAAATGGGACGACCTCGAAAACAAGTACAACGAACTGAAAAGCAAAGTTGATACTGCGGAACGAATGGAACGAGTTCCAGCGAAATCTGACATCGTAGTTGCTCAGAGATCTTACTCACCAAAGAAAGATGTGATCACCAGAAGTGACACCAACAAAGCTACCAAGGCATGGTTGACACGCAACTCTGCCAACTTCAAAGAAGAGTATTCCGTAGCGGCTGACAAATGTGACTTTGCATGGAATTCACCTAGCATGAGTGTTCAGTTGCTCGGCAATGGTGAAGATATTAAGACCAGATCACAGACAGTAGGAACAACTACCACAGGTGGTCATTCTGTTTCCGACGAAGTAGTCGGCGGGTTTGAAGAAGCTCTGCTTTCTTACTGGTCTTGGCAACCACACGTCACAGTTCACAGAACGGTCACCAATGGTCCGTTCAGAATTGTGACAATGGATGACAGCACATCAGCGGCTGCATATGAGGCAGAACTGGCTGCAATCAGCAACGCCAACTTAACATTTGGCGAAGCAGTGTTCAATTCTTACAAGCTAACATCTGGAATCTTCCCGGTTTCAAATGAGCTACTCGAAGATAATGAAATTGGCGTTGGTGCAATGATTGGTAATGCTCTAGGAACAAGACTTGCCCGCACGTTAAGTTCAGAAATCACAAACGGCGACGGCACAGCACATCTTGACGGCTTCACTAACGGTGGCGTCACAGTTGGAGTGACAGCAACAGCAGTTGCTGCTATCGATCAAGATGAATTGATTGATCTGTATTTCTCAGTTGGAGATGCTTACAGAACTTCTGCTATCTGGCAGATGCACTCTCTTGTCTTGGCTGCAATCGTCAAGCTAGAGGATGGCAACGGGCGTAAGCTATTCGGGCCGGGCCTTGATGGTTCGCCACAGGGAATGCTGATGGGCAAGCCTATTGTGGTCAATGACAATCTGCCTTCTGTCTTGCAGGCAAATGCAATTCCTGTTTACTTTGGTGACTTCTCTTCTGTGCATGTTCGTATTGTTCGTGACGTTTCGATAAGAGAATCCTCAGAGAAGTATTTCCTCGAAGATGCAAAGGCATATATTGCCACGATGCGCTGCGACAGTCAGTATGTCAACGCTGGAACAGATCCAATCAAGTCACTGAAAATGGCTGCTTCATAATATCCTTTACTGCCGTAGTGGCCCCAATACAACTTTTGTATTGGGGCTTTTTCATTGTTGAAGTCCTACATATGTTATGGAATTCCTCACCACAACCACACCAGAAACAACGCTTCCAATCAGCTTGGCTGATTTGAAAACACATATGAGAATCACTCATGCAAGTGATGACGCATACATCACTGATCTTGCATGGATGGCTTACAGTTGGATTGAAGCAGAAGCAGACATCACGATTGGAACAACTGTTTACCAGATGCAGTCTGATGTGTTCCCATCATCC